GAAGTTGAAGTAACAACGGACGAAGCAAATGAGTCAGATTAATAAGAAGTATTTAGATATACTAAAAGAAATAGATGAAGAACATAAAGGATTTGGAGATTTGCAACGCAACTCTAAAACTTTAGTAATTGATGGTCTTAATACCTTCATTCGTTCTTGGTCAACCGCTCCGAATCTTAATGATAACGGAGACCACATTGGAGGAATAGTCGGTACTTTAAAAAGTATCGGCTACGCCATCCGATTAATTAACCCTACACGAGTAGTCGTAGTTTTTGATGGTAAGGGGGGTTCAAACAGCAGAAAAGAAATATACGCAGGATACAAATCCGAAAGAGGTAAGAACAAAATCAAAATGAGATTGAATCGTGCCGCTTCAGTTGAAATGAATCCTGAAGAAGAAAGTGCATCTATGAAACGTCAAATGACGGGATTAGGAGAACTTCTATCCGCTCTACCCGTAACCATTATGATTTATGATGGAATCGAAGCTGATGATGTAATGGCTTATATAGCTACTACATTAAAGAAAGAAAATGAGAAAGTAGTAATAATGAGTTCGGATAAAGATTTTCTTCAATTAGTGAATAAAGATGTTAGTGCATATTCACCATCTAAGAAGAAGATTTACACAATCGATGAAGTAAAAGAAGAATACGGATTTCATCCTCACAATTTTATTAATTTCAGAATGATTGATGGCGATAAATCCGATAATGTAGAAGGTATTACGGGTTTGGGTGCAAAAACAATTATCAAAGCATTTCCAATACTAACTGAAGAAAATGTGCATACTATCGAATCTATGTTAGAGTATATTGAAACTCTACCAAAGAAAATAAAAGCACACGAATTATTTCAAAACAATTTGGAAATCTTAAAAAGAAATCGTAAATTGATGCAGTTATCCGAACCAGACTTTAGTGGCAATCTTCGTTTAAAAATAATGGATAGGTTCAATGAATCAACTCCAAAGTTTGATAAACATTCATTTCTAAAGTTAGGGATAAAGAATCGTATGTTAGATGCGTTTCCAAATGTAAACGATTGGTTACAATCAACATTTTCACATATTAGTAAATTTTAAAAAATAAGTTATGGCAGACAAAGTAGCACAACCAATTGGAGATAGAGTTCTCCTAAAAGAATCAGAACAACAAAGTGATAGAACCGCAGGTGGAATTATTATTCCAGACAGCGCTAAATTAGAAGATGTTAAAAGAGCAGAGGTTATCAAAGTAGGACCTGGCATTTACACACAAAATGGAACATTGATTCCAATGAGTGTAAAGGAAGGCGATGAAGTGATTTTACCACCATACCATCAGGGTACTGAAGTAAAAATCAATGGAGAAAAATATACCTTATTAAGAGAATCAGAAATCTTAATGGTATTAAAATAATTTTTAAATTAAAACATGGACAAACCGTATGAAGTGTATTAAAGTAGTAAGAGAAACAAAAGACAATAAAATTGGTACAATTCGTAGAGTAGCAGATTTAGAAGCGGATACCAAAGTAAGTAGTAAAGTATGGGCGTTCTGCCCAAAATCGGAGTGGAAATTAGCAACTCGAAAACCAAAGAGTGTGCAAGTTAGTGACCAAGTTACTGACCAAATAGAGGAATTATCAATCGAAGAGAAAAAATTAGCAAGAAAGAAAACTAAGAAATAATGGAAGCAATAGATACACTAGTCAAATATGGCCAATCGTATCAATCTAAAGTTGTTGCTTCTCTTATATCAGATGTAAAGTTCTTAGAACAGGTAACTGAAATAACCAAACCAGCTTTTTTTGAATCACAAGCCAACCAATGGATTATCGAAGAAGTACAACGCTACTTCGATGAATACCGAACAGTTCCTACAATGGAAGTGTTTAAAATCAAAGTAGGTGTTGTTGATGATAAAGCATTAAAGCAAACTGTAATTGAACAATTAAAAAATGTTTATTTACAAATAGGTTCGGAAGATTTACCATATGTTAAAAAAGAATATCTTACATTTGCTAAGAATCAAAAAGTAAAAGATGCCCTTCTAAAATCGGTAGATTTACTCAAAGCAGGTAACTACGATAAGATTATAGATACAATGATGGCAGCATCCAAAGTTGGTGTAGAAAACGACTTAGGGATGGATTACATTGATAATTTTGAATCGATTATGGAAGATGTCAAACGTTTTTCAGTATCAACAGGATGGGATGTAATTGATGAATTAACGGATGGAGGATTAGGACCAGGCGAATTAGGAGTTGTAATGGCTCCATCGGGTATTGGTAAAAGTTGGTTCTTATCTAAAATAGCATGTTCGGCAGTTCAGCAGGGTATGAATGTTTTACATTATACTTTGGAATTATCTGAAAGTTATGTAGGACAGAGATATACAACAATTCTCACCGGCATCCAAACATCGGAACATAAAGAACGTAAAGATGAAATCATTCGTAAGATTAAGAATACACCAGGTAGAGTTCGTATTAAGTATTATCCACCACAAATTGCATCAGCTAAAACACTTTCAGCTCATATTGAAAAATTAAGAGCAAGTGGATTTAATCCAAATTTAATCATTATTGATTACGCTGATTTATTAAAAAGTGGAAATAGTAATAGAGATGGATTATATGCAGAATTAGGTGGAATCTATGAAGAATTGAGAGGTTTAAGTGGTGAACAACAAATTCCTATTTGGACAGCAACTCAAACTAATAGAGCAGCTATCGACCACGAAATTATTGGAGCTGATTCAGTTGGTGATTCTTATAAGAAAGTACAAACTGCCGATTTCATTATGAGTGTGAGTAGAAAGACAAAAGATAAGTTATCAAACACAGGCCGTATTCACATCGTTAAGAATCGATTTGGACCTGATGGGATGACTTTCCCTGCAAAAATTGATACATTCCACGGAATAATGGATATATTTGCAGCTAACTCCGCTGATGGTGTAATTGCTACAAAAGATTCTAAAAATGGAGAGAATTTAGAAAAGAAATTATTACACAAAAAGTATGTAGAGAATATGGGATAAGTGACAAAAAGTCATATAAAGTTTTCTAAAGAAAAGAGAAAATTTTAATTACTGATGAATAGTTATACCTACAACTCTAATAAAAATTTATATAGAATGAGCAAATTATTTACTGATAGAATCGCCTATAAACCATTTGAATTTCCAGACTACTACAATGAAGGTTGGTTAAAACAAATGCAGGCATTTTGGTTACATACTGAAATCCCAATGCAGGGTGATGTGAAGGATTGGAATGAGAATTTAACAGAAGAAGAAAAACACTTAGTAGGTAATATTCTTTTAGGATTTGCACAAACCGAATGTGCAGTATCAGACTATTGGACTGGTATGGTTACAAAATGGTTTCCAAAGCATGAGATTAGACAAATGGCAATGGCATTTGGTTCGCAAGAAACAATTCATTCAGTTGCATATTCATACTTAAATGAAACATTAGGATTAGATGACTTCGCAGGCTTTATGCATGATGAAGTTATGAAAGAAAGATTTGAATTATTAACAAACACAACCGCAGATTGGACTCCTAAAGATTTACAAACAAATCATCAGGCTAGAGTTGAGGTTGCTCGTTCACTTGCTATCTTTTCGGCATTTGCAGAAGGTGTAGCATTATACTCATCATTCGCTGTATTATATTCGTTTCAAATGAGAAATTTATTGAAAGGAATTGGACAACAAATGAAGTGGAGTGTTAGAGATGAATCCCTACATTCAAAGATGGGTTGTCAATTATTCAGACATATGTGTGAAGAGTTTCCTGAATTGTTAGAAGAAGCAAAAGCTGATATTTACAAAGCAGCTGAAATCATTAGAGATTTGGAACATAAGTTTATTGATAAAATTTTTGAAATGGGTGATTTAGAGAATCTTAAAGCAGATGATTTAAAAGAATTTATTACAAAACGAGTTAATGAAAAGTTAGGAGAATTGGGTTATAATCCAATACCAGGAGGAGATGACTACTTTGAGTTTAACGAAAAGAAAGCATCTGAATTGGATTGGTTCTATCATCTTACAGGTGGTGTTACACACACCGATTTCTTCGCTATGAGACCTACCGATTATAGTAAGGCAGGAGAAGGTGAAAATTGGGATGATATATTTTAAATAAAAGTTATGAAAAATTACGGAGAAGAAAATGGATGGGAAATTGATGTTGATTTCCCTTTTTGGGGAAACAATGAGATATATGTAAAAACTATATCTAAAACATATTTACAGGCCGGAGAAAAACCAAAAGATGCATATTGGAGAGTTGCTACGGCAGTTGCCAAAAGATTGGAAAAGCCACAATTGGCAACAAAATTCTTTGACTATATGTGGAAGGGTTGGCTATGTTTAGCAACGCCGGTATTAGCTAATACTGGTACTGATAGAGGATTACCTATTTCATGCTTCGGTATTGATGTGGGTGATAGTATATTTGAAATTGGTTCTAAAAACTTAGAATTGATGCTATTAGCAAAGCATGGTGGGGGTGTGGGTATCGGAATCAATATGATTCGACCTGCAGGTACTAAAATCACAGGAAATGGTACATCTGATGGGGTAGTTCCTTTTTGTAAAATCTATGATTCAACTATCCTTGCAACAAATCAGGGTTCAGTTCGTAGAGGAGCAGCATCAGTAAATATTAAAATCGAACATAAAGATATTGAAGATTTCTTAGAGATTAGAGAACCCAAAGGCGATGTTAATCGTCAATCACTTAACTTACATCAATGTGTTGTAATTAGTGATAGATTTATGAAAAAGTTAGAAGAAGGTGATTCAGAAGCCCGTAGAAAGTGGGGTAAAATATTACAAAAAAGAAAAGCAACCGGTGAACCATATATTATGTATAAGGGGAATGTGAACAAAGCAAATCCTGAAATGTACAAGAAGAATGGTTTAAAAGTACATATGACTAACATATGTTCTGAAATCGTTTTACATACTGATGAGCAACATTCATTCGTTTGTTGTCTAAGTTCATTAAATTTAGCAAAGTATGATGAGTGGAAAGATACTGATTTAGTTTATACGGCTACGGTATTTTTAGATGGTGTATTGGAAGAGTTTATTCAGAGAGCTAAGAATATGAAAGGATTTGAGAATTCAGTTCGTTCAGCAGAAAGAGGTAGAGCATTGGGATTAGGTGTATTAGGATGGCACACTTACTTACAACAAAAAGGATTACCATTTGAAGGATTGCAAGCTCAATTTGAAACTCGTAAGATTTTCTCTCAATTAAAGATTGAATCTGAAAGAGCAAGTAGAGATTTGGCAAATGAATATGGTGAACCACTGTGGTGTAAAGAAAGTGGATTCCGTAATACTCACCTAAGAGCAGTAGCACCTACGGTATCGAATTCTAAGTTAAGTGGTAATGTGAGTAGTGGTATTGAACCTTGGGCAGCTAATGTATTTACGGAGCAAACATCAAAAGGAACTTTTATCAGAAAGAACCCAGAATTAGAAAGAGTACTTCGTAAGATGGGTAAGAACACAAAAGAGGTGTGGGATAAAATCCTTGCCGATGGTGGTTCAGTACAAGATTTGGACTTTTTAGATGATTGGTGTTTTTCAGAAGGTAAGTTAATTGAGTGTAAAGAAATATCAATAGATGAAAGAGCACATAGAGCTAGTTCGGTTAAAGATGTATTTAAAACATTCAAAGAAATTAACCAATTGGATTTAGTTAGACAAGCGGGTGTAAGACAACAATACATAGACCAAGCAGTTTCCCTAAATTTGGCATTTCCTGCAACGGCTGACCCTAAATGGATTAACCAAGTTCACTTAGAAGCTTGGAAGCAAGGAGTAAAAACTTTATATTATATGAGAACCGAATCAGTTTTACGAGGTGATATTGCTGCAAAAGCTATGGACCCGGATTGTATAAGCTGTGAAGGATAAACTAAATTAAAAAATGGCGGATAATCAATCAACAAAATTTAAAGAATTGACAGAGAAAATTAGAGAAGAAAAAATCGACTATCCGAAAGGCCCTATTAAATTCCAATTACAATTAAATGAGGAGCAAAAGGAAGCTAAGGAAAAGATTCTAAATAACGCCATAACAATCCTAAGTGGTAAAGCCGGTAGTGGTAAAACACTATTAGCTTGTCAGGTAGCATTAGATATGTTATTTAAAAAGACGGTAAATAAAATCATCATAACTCGTCCAACGGTAAGTAAAGAAGAAATTGGATTCCTGCCGGGAGATTTAAGAGAGAAAATGGAGCCTTGGATGCAACCAATCTATTCCAATTTTTATCAATTATATAACAAAGAAAAGATTGATAAAATATTAGAAAGTGGACAAGTAGAAATTGTACCCCTTGCATTTATGAGAGGTAGAACATTTTTAGATGCGTTCATTATAGTAGATGAAGCTCAAAACTGTACCAATGACCAAATGGAAATGATTACATCTCGTTTGGGATTACGAAGTAAAATGGTTGTGTGTGGCGATACACAACAGGTAGATTTGAAATATAGAGGAGATAGTGGATTTAAATTCTTAGTAACGGCAGCAAAAAAGATTAAGGATATGGATTCACAAACATTATTAACCAATCATAGACATCCGGTTGTAGACGCATTATTGGATGCATATGATGATTTTAAAAACAAAACAAATGGTAACAGTTAAAAAATTTAGTGCAGTATGGTGTGGGCCGTGTAGAGCATTAGCTCCGGTAATGAATGAAGTAAAAACACAATTTTCGAATGTTAAATTTGAAGAGTATGATGTAGATATTGCATATGATGAAGCAACTAAGTATGGCGTTCGTTCAGTTCCAACGGTAATCATTGAAAGAGATGGTGAAGAAGTTGAAAGATTTACAGGAGTATCATCAAAAATGGCATATATTAACGCTATAAACGAAAATTTAAAGTAAAATATTTGTGATTCTCAAAAAAAAGTGTTATATTAGACGTATGTTAAGAGGAGAAGCGCATCCAATGCACAAATTAACTGAAGAGCAGATACTGCAAATCAGAGAACTATATAGAGTAGGTCATAGAAATATCAATGTTATTGCTAGAAACTACCGAGTATCTTCTGCTAACATTAAGAAAATAGTTACAAACCAAACATGGACACATATGATAAAGTGGCCATATGAAAAGCAATAAGTTATGAGCACCGAAGAACAAATCGAAGAGATTCTATTGGAAGCTCATTCATATGGATTGTGGAGAGAGGTATTAGATGATGCTAAAAAACTTATGGAGGAAAATCCTAAGAGAGATAGAGTATCTGCCTTTGAAGAAGCATTCAATGATTGGGTAAAATAGTTACATGAAAATAGAAGGAAAAGATTATTGTGATATATCTAAACTTTCGATAAGATTAGTAAGTAAAGATATAGCAAAAGATATTATTGTTAATAACCATTATAGTGGTATATGGACAAAAGTATCTTATGCTATTGGTTTATTTTATATATCAAATGATGAACATAAATTTTTTGGTGGCGTAAACGAACAACTTATTGGAGTTGCCTGTTATGGTGACCCGATTGGTAGACATTCTGGCGCATCCATATCCGAAACATTAGATAGAACGGAAGTTTTAGAACTTACCCGTTTATTTGTATTTGATGGGTATGGTAGTAATATTGAGAGCTGGTTTGTAGGACAAACTTTCAATTGGTTAAGAGAAAATGCACCACATATTAAAGCATTAGTATCATATTCAGACCCAAAAGTTGGACATTTAGGAACTGTATATCAAGCAACAAATTGGGTTTATCAGGGAAATCGAATCAGACCAAATGATAGTTGGAGTTTTAAATGGAGTGAGATTGATGAGTGGCATCATAGTAGAACATCTTATGTGAAGTATGGAACGAATGACCCAAAGATAATTCAAACAATGGTAACATCCCCATTTTGGATTAAAAAAGAACCACGCAAACATAGATATGTTTATATACTATTGCATGGAAAAGAAAAAAAGAAATTATTTAAATCATTAAAATACCCATCTCTACCATATCCAAAATTAAATGTGGAATTTGTGGAGGAGATACTCAAATTAGAGCCAATAAAATAAAGTTATGAAAGAAGAAGGCAAAAATTATTGCGATACATCCAAAGTATATATTGCACCAATCACCAAAGATGTAGCAAAAGAAATTATCGTAAAGAAACACTATACACACGCTTGGACAGCTTGTAGATATGCGTTGGGTATTTTTTATAAAATGGATGAAAGTAATGCATTGGGTGAAGATAATAAATTAATTGGATGTTTGGTTTATGGATTTCCCGTTGGTGCAAGAGCAGCAACTTCTATTTCCGATTTACTTACAAAAGATAACGTATTAGAATTAACTCGTCTTTATTGCGATGATGGGTATGGCTCTAATATTGAATCATATGCAATGGGGCAATCATTCAAATGGTTTAGAGAAAACGATAAAGCTATTAAAGCACTTATTTCTTATGCAGATAATGGACAAGAACATTTAGGTGGAATATATCAAGCAACCAATTGGGTTTATCAGGGATTAAATACTGATATTGCATTAATGCCAAATTATGGTATCTCTCTATCAAATGAACCATTCAAATGGATTCATAGTAGGACTGTGTTTACAAAGTGGGGTAGTGGTAATTTAGAACATCTTCGTAGAGAAATTGGTAAGCAGGGATATAAGCAGTTTTGGAGAAGAGAAGAACCACCAAAACATAGATACCTACAAATCATTACTGCTGATAAGAAAGAAAAGAAAGCAATTATGAAATCCTTTAAGCATGAAATTAGACCATATCCAAAAGATACCCGAGCCTTCAATAAGGATGTTCAGATGTGGGAAACAATTGCACCCGAATCAGAAATAGATACCAAATTTTGGTAATTTAAAATTAATTTGTTATATTTGTAATATGAAATTTTGGGATACAGGAGAAGAAACAAACACAGCCACATTTGATTATGATGTGATGAAAAGAAAGTTCATTGAAAATTTGGACTATCTTAAAGAAATGTCAGTAGAAGAACAAACTCTATATAAGAAGTGGATTGAGTGGAATGCTGATAGAGTTACACATATGAAACGACTACCAGCATTACAATCATATTATGATTCATTATGGAAGCCGGCTGATATTAACAATAAGGAATTGACTATTTCCGAAATAGAGCAATTAGACCCTTATGTAGAAATAGTAGAGGATGATGCAAAAGAATCCACTCGTTGGACTGAAATCCGTAAGTTAATACATACTATGGAATTTTCAGCTAACCCTGGCAGAAATGTAAAGATATATGTTAAGGATAGAGTGAGTAGTAAAATATTAGGACAAATTTGCTTAGGTTCTGATATTACATCATTAGGTGTTAGAGATACATATATTGGTTGGACTAAAGAAGATAAGTTTGAAAAAGGTAAGTTAAATTGCACATCGATTGCAACTACCATCGTATCAACTCAGCCATTTGGTTACAATTTTTTAGGTGGTAAATTAATCGCAGCATTAGCAACTGCACCTGAAGTTAGAGCATATTGGAAAACCAAATATGATAATCCATTAGTTGGCGTAGGTACAACATCTTTATATGGTATTCATTCTCAATATAATGGTATTCCACATTTCAAAACATTAGGAGAATCTAAAGGTAAGATTTCAACTAAGCCAGATGATTCAGTTTACGACCCATGGCATCAATGGATTAAAGAAAATCGCTCAGAATGGTATAAGACACATATTATGGATGAGAGAGAACGTAATGGTGCTAATATGGGTTACGAAAAAAACGGACCTGTAAGTGGAATTAAACAAAAGATTATTCAATCAATTTTTAAAGAATTAGGAATTAAAGGAAACGCATATGACCACGGATTTCAAAGAGGTGTGTATTTTGCACCAATATACCAAAATGGTAATGAATTCTTAAAATCAAATATTGAAGAAAAGGATTTAATCCTTAATGAAAAGTTTGCTAAAGGAAATGAATATACTATGAAGTGGTGGAAGGATAAAGCCATCAAACGATATACAAAACTACACGATGAGGGTAGAATCAAACCCGAAGTATTATTCTATGTTGATTCCATTGGTATGACGTGGGAGCAAATGAAAGAAGCTTATTTAAAAGAAGTAGGAAGATAGTATGAAATTTTGGGAAAGTATAGAATATAATAAAGCAAGAAAAGTGTTGGTGATACCTAATATCACCAATTCCGGTAATATTGAAAAGGATTCTTTTGTGGATGTTATATACAATCATATAAAGGCATTGGAATCGCATGGAGAATTCTTTTGGAATATTATATTACCACAACCCGTTAAGAAATTAAATCTAATAAATGTAAAGCAACATATACTTCAATTTTCAGGCGATATGATTAAAATGAGAACATATCCACCAGATATGAATCGTTTGTTGGAAACATTAGAATATGATGTAATATATTCACATTTGCCCGATTGGCCGCAAGTTGGTAGATATAAGAACGATTTCAAAACCAATATAATTGGTTATTGTCATTGGTGGGAAATGAAATCCTGCAATGCAGAAGATAGAAAGAATAAATGGAGATGGATGCCGATTGAACTTTTAGGTGTATCTCAAATGGAAACTTGCTTCTTAAATACACAAGAACAAAAAGATAGAGTTTTAGAAGAAGCAAAATTATGGTTCAATGATTTGTTTATTCAAAAATTAAGTAGTATATTAGTAGTGTGGAATTTAGGAATAGATGTTACAAAAATTATCGAATCACCTAAACCAAAAGAAAAAGTTATTGTATTCAATCATAGGGCGGCTGCATATAAAGGATATCCATCTTTTATTAAGTTGATGGAAGAATATAGAGGACGTAGACAAGATTTCAAAGTTTGGGTGCCTCAATTAGATGGAAAGCCTGAATTTAGTTGGATTGATAATACTAAAGTAGCTAAGCATGATTATTATAAAAAACTACAATCGTGTTCAGTTGGAATTCAAATGAGGCAGACAAACTATGGTTGGAGTGTAGCAGCTACCGATTGTATGATGAATGGTACTCCTATGATATTTCAGGAATCAGATTGTTATAAAGAAATAGAGCCAGATGGACTATTTTTTAAATATAAAAAGGATTTGTTTAATATGTTAGATAAAATATTAGATGATGAAAATCATAGATTAGAATTATCTAATAAAGCAATTGAGAGAGCAAAGAAGCTATCTGAAAATGATAGTAGGATGATTAAAATATTAAACGAAAAACTAAGAGGATAATGTATCAAAATATTTATTACGAAAGGCAAAAGAATTTGATTCATCTATGGGATGATAAAAGTGGATATCAAACTTTCCCATATCGAAAGTATGCATATAAACGAGATACACATGGTGAGTACCTTTCTATGTATGGTGATAAATTAACCAAAGTTGGTAAATGGGAAAAGGAAGATGCTGAAGATTTATTCGAATCAGATGTTCCCGAAACAACGAGAGTTTTGGTAGATATATACGATAACGATTTACCATCAAAAGGACATAGGGTTCTTACATTCGATATTGAGGTAGAAATGATATCAGGTCTACCAAACACAAAGGATGCAAAGAATGAAATTACGGCCATTGCTGCACACGATGGAGCAACAAAGTTATACGATGTATTTGTATTGGATAAGGAGAGAAAGGTAAAAAACAAAGCTAAAAACTTTAATAAAGATGGTAGAGAGGTTACTCTTCACATATTCGATAATGAAAGAAATCTATTACAGGCATTCCTTAATTATTATGAAGAAGTAAACCCAACAATTCTAACGGGTTGGAATATAGATTTCTTTGATATTCCCTATTTGTATAACCGATTAAAGAATGTATGTGGAGAAGGAAATGCTAAAAGATTATCACCAATAGGACAGGCATTCTGGTCACCATATAGAGAGAAGTTTAGTTTTGGTGGTGTATCTATTTTAGATTATATCAACCTATATAAAACATATACATATTCATTGGAAGCATCTTATACCTTAAATTATATTGCTACCAAAGAATTGGGTAGAGGTAAGATTGAGTATGAAGGAAGTTTGGATGATTTATTTGAAAATGATTTAGAAAAGTTTATTGAGTATAACATTGTCGATGTGGATTTAGTTGTATCGATGGATGAAAAACTTCAATTCATAGATTTATGTAAAGCCGTTTGTCACGCTGGATTTGTTCCATATGAAGATTACATCTATTCATCAAAGTGGTTAGAAGGAGCTTGTTTGGGATATCTTAAAAAGAAAGGATTAGTAGCAACCAATAAACCAAGAGATAGAAAAGAAAGAATGCAGGCTCTTAGAGATAACAACCAAGAGAAGTTTATTGGGGCATATGTAAAAGAACCCATCGTTGGAAAGTATGATTGGATATATGATTTGGATTTAACATCACTGTATCCATCAATCATTATGACTCTAAATATTAGTCCCGAAACGAAAGTTGGTAAGATTGAAAATTGGGATGCAGAAGCTAATATAAAAGGATTAGATACAACATATAAGTTAGTGGGTAAAGATGGTGGTACATACGAATATACGACTCAGGAGTTGAAGGAAGTTATCAAAGATAGTAATTTAGGTGTAGCGGCAAATGGGGTTCTATATACACAGGATAAGAAGGGTCTTATCGCTGATATTTTAAATGATTGGTTTGAAAAGCGTGTTGAGTTCAGAAAATTAGAAAAACAATATGGTGAAGCGGGTGATACGGAGAAATATGACTTTTATGCTAAAAGGCAGTTGGTTCAGAAGATTCTTCTTAATTCTATGTATGGTGTTCTTGGCCTTCCTGCCTTTCGGTTTTACGATATTGATAATGCAGAGGCAGTTACGGTTACGGGTCAAACTGTTATTAAGAAAACAGCGGAGATGGCAAATAGAAAATATTGGAAAGAATTAGGAACAACCGATGACTACAATGTTTATATTGATACGGATTCAATCTATATGATGGCAGAACCTTTGGTAAAACATAGATACCCAGATTATAAAACATTCGATGAAAAGAGAATGGCAGTTGAAGTGGATAATATTGCAACCGAAACACAAACATTCTTAAACTCATTCTATGATATGTTGGCTGAAAGATTCTTTTTTATTCCAAAAGAAAAACATAGGTTTGAAATTAAAAAGGAATTCATCAGTAAAGCAGGATTTTGGGTAGCAAAGAAGAGATATGCACAATGGATGGTATTGAAGAATGGTATCCCTTGCGATAAGTTAGATGTTAAAGGATTGGATGTAGTTCGTTCATCTTTCCCCAAAGCATTTCAGGACCAAATGAGTGGTATGTTGAAAGATATCTTAATGGGTAAGGATAATGAATACGTTGATAGAAAGTTATTAGCATTTAAAGCTAGTATGATTAATTTACCGGTTAATAAGATAGCAAAGGGTGGAGCAATCAAAGAGTTAAGTAAATATGATAATGGTACTTGGAGAAAAGATAGTGGGTTATCAATTGCATCTTTTGAAAAAGGAACTCCAGCGCACGTTAAAGCTGGAATTACTTATAATCGATTATTAAAGTTCTTTAATGCACCATTTAAGCACGAACCAATTAGAGATGGTGATAAGGTAAAATGGGTATATCTTAAAAATAATCCATTAGGGTTGGAGACTGTGGCTTTTAAGGATTATAATGACCCAAAGGAAATTATGGATTTCGTAGAACAATATATTGATAGAGATAAATTATATGCATCGGATATGGAAAATAAGGTTGATGACTTCTATACCGCACTTAAATGGCAAAAAGCTTCAACTGAAACCCTAACTGCGAAAAAGTTTTTCTCATTTTAATTTGGAACATTCGAAATATTTTCGTATATTTACACAATAACAATAAAAATAAAATTTAAAAATTAGATTATGAACAAACAAAATTTACAAAGATTCATCCAAAAGTATTCACTAGGTGGAGTTATCGAATCAGTAGCATGGAATGCAGAAGGAAACAAACTATCTGTACGTTTCATTTCAGATGATAAGACTATGTTGGGTGAAGTGGATTTTAATGGCTTTACATCAAAACCATTCAATGTTGGTATTTACACTACATCATTGTTAAAAAATTTATTAGGCATTTTAGATAATGATTTATCTTTAAATGTTGATATGGTTGGCGATAGAGCAACTGTATTGAAGTTAAATTCAGAAGAAACTGAAACTTCGTATCAATTGGCTGATTTGGGTGTAATTCCTGTTGTACCTGATTTGAAAGTATTACCTGAATTTGGTATCTCAATTGAAATGGCATCTACTATGATTGATAAGTTTATCAAAGCAAAGGGTGCATTATCAGATATCGATACATTCACTGTATTTACTGAAGGTGGTGATTTGAAAATGGCAATCGGTTATTCAACTATTTCCACAAATAGAGTAACGTTCACTTGCCAAAAAGGTTACGCTGGTGAAGTTAAACCAATCTCTTTCTCCGCTAAGTATCTTAAAGAAATCTTAACGGCTAATAAAGAAGCAACATCTGCTAAACTAAACGTATCAGTAGATGGATTAGCACACGTTGAATTTATCATAGATGAATTCGTATGTAAATATTATTTAGTAGAAATCTCAAATTAATAAAAATGGCAGAACAATTAGATTTATTTCCACAAGAGGAATTACAACAACAAGATGCAGGTAGTATTGGAGTACCTGAAGCAAACCCAATTGCAGATGCAGAATGGTGTTTTCAATTTTTTAACAATGAGCCGGTAGTATTTGCATTCTCAAATGAAGGCGAAACTGCTGCACCATTACAAATGAAAATTGAACCAGTTGAAGGACAGGGGTTAAATTTCCAACAAGATGGAATGATATTTAAAATCTTTCCGAGACCAATTTCTGAAGAAACAAAATTAGAAAGAAAAAAAGAAAATGAAAGTAAAGATTAAAAAATTACATTCCGATGCCGTTATCCCCACCTATGCAAAAAGTGGGGATGCCGGTATGGATTTAGTAGCAACATCAATTAAGTTTGATGGTACGCAAGTTACATACGGAACAGGATTAGCAATGGAAATACCAGAAGGATTTGTAGGATTAGCATTTCCTCGTTCATCTATCCGTAAAACCGATTTATCATTGAGTAATTCAGTAGGTGTGATTGATAGTGGTTATAGAGGTGAAATACAAGCAACTTTTAATCAAAAATCTTTATCTAAAGATGGCCAAATTTTATATGGAGTTGGTGATAGAATTATGCAAATTATGATTATCCCACATCCAACAATTGAATTTGAAGAAGTAAATGAATTAAATAACACCGAAAGAGGCCAAGGCGGATTCGGTTCAACAGGAAAATAATACAATATGAGCTTTTTCGCAAACGATATTAATAAAAGAGAGCATAGCTTATGGGTGGAAAAATACCGCCCACAAACTCTTGCTGACTATGTTGGTAATGAAACCATCAAAGAAACAATTCAACAATATTTGGATAACAACGATATCCCTCACTTACTACTTTATGGTAAAGCGGGTACGGGTAAAACCACATTGGCTAAACTAATCGTAAACACAATCAAATGTGACTTTATGATTATCAACGCATCGGATGAGAATAACGTTGATACAGTTCGTAACAAAGTAAAAGGATTCGCATCATCGGTAGGATTCTCTGGATTCAAAGTAATCATCTTAGATGAGTTTGATTATATGACTCCAAACGCACAGGCAATCCTTCGTAACTTAATGGAAACATTCAGTAAGCATTGCCGTTTTATTTTGACGTGTAATTACATTGAGAAAATCATAGACCCGATTCAGAGTAGATGTCAATCTTTCGCAATCACACCTCCGACTAAAAAGGATGTGGCAATTCAGGTAGCAAAAATATTAGATTCTGAAAAGATTACATATGATATTAAGAATGTAGCTGATATCGTAAGTTCATATTATCCAGATATTCGTAGAATCCTAAATACTTGCCAACTACAATCGGCAAAAGGAGAATTAAAAGTAGACCATGCAATTATGGTTGAATCCAATTTTCAAACTAAGTTAATTGAACTACTTAAATCATCAAATGATAAACGAAATTTGTTCATAAACATTAGACAAGCAGTAGCTGATAATAGATTAAATGATTATTCAGAAATGTATTCTATGTTATATGATAAGGTAGATGATTACGCTGCTGGAAATACAGCAAATGTGATACTTACCATAGCAGATGGGTTATCAAAAGATGCTTTAGTAGTAGATAAAGAGATAGTGTTTATGAGCACAATTATTCAAATTTTAAATATTATAAAATGATAAACGAACAATTTCAACAACCGCAGATTGATTTAAAAGATACACGAGATGTACCATGCGAATGTGGTAATTTAATCTTTATGCCGGGTTATAGATTCCGTAAGGCTTCTAAATTATTAACAGGTGGTGAAAAAGATACTGTTATGCCATTCGAAGTATTCTTATGTACAAATTGTGGTAAACCATTACAAGAGTTTTTACCCGATGAATTGAAAACTCCAAAAGAAGAAAAATAATGGCAGTTAAAAAGTTATTCGACCATCTTAATGCAATTACGGCGGAGCAAGACCCAAACTATTTCGATAAATTATCGGAAGAGGATTTAAAATCGTGGAGTAACTTTATGATTAATCGATTCCTTTCTATGAAGCCGGAATGGGTTGAACTAATTGCATCCCTATTACCCTTAACGCAAACTCTTCAACCAAAGGAGATGTACAAATTATATATTGGCGTTTTACCAAAAGGTAAGCAATATTTAAAATATACTAAAGGCAAATCCGAAGATAAGTATGAGGAGTTTTTAGTTGAATTGATTAAGAAAGATTATTCGGTGCCAGAATCACAGGCATTAGAATATATAGATATCCTTTACTCAACTAGAGAAGGTAGAGAGAATATAAAATATATTTGTGAAATGTATGGCGTAGAGAAAAAACAAATTACGAAACTTAAATTAAAGATATAATTCTTTGGTTTATTGAAATAAAATTCGTATATTTGTTATATGGCTAGAGTATCATTTTCACAATATAGTATGTGGAGTAATTGTCCACAACAATATAAACTATCTTATATAGATGGTTTATCCACATCAAAATCCAATATACATTCTGTATTTGGTTCAGCAATGCACGAAACATTGCAAGAGTATTTAAGTAGATGCCTTCGTATCTCCAAATCACAAGCTGATAAGGGGATGAATACGAAGGCTTTTCTTAAAGAAAAGATGAGAGAATTTTTTATCAAAGAATCCAACGAAGGAAAAGACCCTATATGTTCTAAAGAAGAATTAGTAGAGTTCTTAGAAGATGGATATCTAATTTTAGATTACTTTCAGAAATCAAAAAACTTCAATAACTTCTTTTCTTTACAAGATGATGAATTAGTTGCTATTGAGCAAGTTATTAATACTAAGATAGGTGAACACGTTAACTTCTTAGGATTTATAGATTTCATTGTTAGAAGTAAAACAACTGGCAGATATCGTATTACCGATTTCAAAACATCTACTAAAGGTTGGAGCAAATACCAAAAATCAGACCCGGTTAAAAATACTCAAATACTTTTATATAAGAAATTTTATGCAGAGTTATTAAGTATTTCGCCTGATATCATTGATGTGGAATTTATGATTCTAAAACGTAAGGTATCAGAAAATGCAGATTATCATATTCCCCGTATTAGTAGACACGTACCTGCTAGTGGCAAATCATCTATGAATA